TCAGTCATGTTTGCCCCAGATGAACGCTTCCCGATTGGCTTCCTTCACCAGGACCCGAACCATGGCGCCTTGCTCGAGCGCGCGGAGAACGCGCTTGGCTTCGACCTTCGGCACCCGGATCCATTCGATGCAAGCGCCGCCGCCCGTCATGCTCCCGAAGGTGACGAACCTGAAATGCACGACCTTGATCGTGCCGGGGTAGATCAGCTTCGCCGCCGATCGCGCGGGCATCATCACGACTTTGCCGATCAGGCCGGCGTCTCTGAGCGCCTGGGCGTTTGTGGCGAACACAGTCATCGCGGTAGCACCCTCACGCCCTTCGGCGCGTGCACGTCGATCCACTTCATCCATTGATGAAGGGCGTCGAGGCCTGCGCGTTGATCGGGAGCCTCGGGGACGCCTGGCACAAGGAGCGTGTCGCTGCCGGGGACCTTGGTGCGCCGGCCGCGCACGAAGCGCGTGCGATAGCCGTGGCGAGCCACCGTCTCGATGTAGTCGCGCAGCTGCTTTTCAGGGCCGCGCGCGATGATCAGCGCGCCCTTCGGCACGCGGGTGCCGAACTCGATGAGGCCGGTCGCGTAGCAGAACGCGCGGATCATGCTCAAACCTCCAGCTCGCCGTCGATGTCCTCGACCTGGATGAACTGCCGCAGCGCCATGAGCTCACGGTGCTGCTGCGCCAGTGACTTCCGCGGCACGACCTGGCCGCGCATGGTGCGGCGCTCGAGCGAGCGACGTCCGCCGCGCATCGGATGACGGCCGAGGCCCGGGCCCTTGATGCCGACGAACTTCTTGCGGACTTCCTCGGCCTTTGCGACCGCCGGCGTCACCACCTGGTTGTTGTCGAGCTGGTTGCAGCGGCGGTGACCGACCGCCGTGGACTTGCCGCCGAAGGCGCGCGGCACGTCGACATGCACCTCGTCCCAGGCCTGGTCGGGCGTGACGGGCAGGCTGCAATGCGGGCACACCGGAAAATCGCCGAGCCCGTTGAGCTGCGAATAGTTGCGCTCGCGCGAATACAGATAGTCGCGCGCCTTGGAGCCGAACTTTGCTTGATACGCCATGCTTCCCCTCATGTGCGTGATGAAAAAAGCGCGGGCCGGCTTCGAACCGGATCGAACCCAGGGCTGGCTCTGGATTGCCGGCCCGCGCGATCGCCGGACGCCAAGATTGCCGGCGAAGTCTCGGGTAGGAATTGACCGACGCCTTCCTTCGCCGGCCGCCCGACTCATCGCCGGACAAGGAAAACGCTAATCCGAGAAATTCGGATTTGCAAGGCGATCAATCCGAATTTTTCGGATGCGACCAAATTGTGAGTGCGTGCTGGGGGATAGCGGCGCTACCTTCGGGTGCGCACGCGTAATTTGTGCGCCCTGGGGGACCGCGTGTAATGGAAGCCAAGCCAAGAAATTGGCACCGGCGGCAAGCGCTCGCTATCGCCGCACAATTGCCAGAAGAAACGGAAGACGCTTTAGAGATTTTGCGCTGCGCCCAGCAGCTGATCCTATTTTCCGATCAATTTGAGCCGGAACCGGAGCCGATCGCGCCGACAGATCAGTCCGTTCTTGAGTTTCCGAAGACGCCGAGGCGGCGTGCGAGCTCCAGTGGGAGACCTTCCGGCTTGCCGAAGTAGAGCCAATCGAGCGAAACCCCCGGGATTTTGCGGACAAGCGTGAAGGCGACTTCGCGGCTCAGTGGCTTGTTTTTTTCGAATGGGTGGTAGGTCGTGTAGCCGACGTCGAGGAACGCAGCGAAAGCCATGGCGGTATCGTAGCCGAGCGTCTTGCGCAGCAGCTTCAGCCGGCCGGCTTGATCCAGCTTTGCGGGGTCCGCCTGCTGGTCAGCAGTTACCTTTTTTTCTCTCTTCGCCATGGCGACGGAAGGTGAACGCGCCGGGGATTCGAAGCTATCGAGCATGTTCGTGTCGTTGCCAATCCGCAGAATTCGGATTATTTCGATTCGATGGGCATGAGTCGGAGGAGTGCGCCGGAGCTTCGGACAACGTCTGAAGTAATCGAGGCGCTGGGAGGCTTGCTCGCCGTGTCGAGATTGACCGGCGCGCGCTACAAGCTCGTCTCAGGGTGGGGGACAGCCAATCGTTTTCCCGCGCGCTACTTCCTGCTGATGACCGGAGCTCTAGCTCGGAAGCGAATCTGGGCACCGCCCGCTCTTTGGGGCCAGGTGACAACTGCAGAAATCGACGGAGCGGCAGCATGAACTCGCAAGCACAGAACGCGGGGCAACTGCGCGTGACCGTGACTCGCGGCTGCCACAGAGTCGAATCGTCGTCGAGCCGTTTTTGGGCCTTGTGGAAAACCTTCGCGGCCTGAAACGGGGCTGTGGGCAACTTCTCCTCGGCCCCCGCGTGTGTTGTTGCGTCTGCGTCCCTATCCCCCGAAGTGTCTGAGGACGCGATGAGAATCCTGCGCGATTTTTATTTAGGGCTTGGCCCCCGCGATCGAGCGGTGGTCTGGGTCGCGATCGCGCTGGCCTTGGCGATCGGCTTCGTTGCATCAGCGCTCGTGCCCGGGCGCGCGCACGAGCTGGGATCGCCTCGCTTCACAGCGCCGCCAACCTGGCTGCAATTCGCGGCGGCGGCATGATGGCAGATCTCGCGCAGGTCCTCTTCATCGCGGCGCTGGCTTCAGGGGCCAGCGCCGCGGGCGTTTTGATCGGGAGCTGGCTCGCCTATGTGTGGGGCGCGCCGGCATGACGGGCCCACCAGCGAACGAGGCGGCCGCAAGGGCCTTCAATGCGAGGAAGCTCGCGCTCGCCGACCAGGTGCGCCACGACGGGCGCCTGTCGGCGTCAACCAGGCTGATCGGCGCCGAGATCTGCTCGCTGACCAACGTGAAAACGGGCTACAGCTGGGCCTCGGTCGAGTTCCTCGCCGAGAAGCTGACGGTGACCGACCGCACGATCAAGCGCGCGATCGTGGCGCTGCGCGAGGCCGGCTACATCACGATCGAGAAGGTCGGCCGCAACAACCGCTATCGGCCCGTGTTCGAGGCCCTCGAAAAGGGGACAAATTGTCCCCTATCTGAAACCGAACAGGGGACAATTTGTCCCCCATCCGATGCGGAAAGGGGACAAGAGCGTCCCGAACAGGGGACAATTTTGCCGGAGAATAGGGGACAAAAAAGCCCCCCTATCTCTTTAGAGATCTCCTTAGGGATCTCTGCGCGCGCGGAGGCGGGCGTCGGCGGCGCGCCTGGTGGCGCCGCCCGCGCCGGGAATTTCGACCTCGGGCTGCCTGGGGTGCTGCTACGCAAGCGCATCGGCGACGCGAAGTTCGCCAGCTGGCTCGGCAAGGTCGCGTTCGTGTCGCTCGAAGACGGCGAGCTGACGCTATCGGCGCCGACCAGGTCCGCGGCGAGCTACATCGCGACCAATTTCACCGAGGTCATCCTCGAATGCTGGCGCCTGGAGCGCGGCGGCGTCGATCGGCTTCGCATGACGGTGGTCGAGCAGGTGACGCCGTTGCGCCCGCGGCGCGAGGATCCGGACGCTCGATGGCTGGTCGACCAGGGCGTGGCGATCGTCGCCGACCGGCTGCGCTGCACCAGGGCGAGCGCCGACAAGACGCTGATCGGCTGGCTCAAGCGCTGCGGCCGGGACGTCGCAGGCCTCCGGCGCATCATCGAGGAGGCGGCCGACCAGGAGCTGGTCGAGGAGCAGTTCGGCAATGTCATCAAGCAGCGCACGCGGGCGCTCCTGCAGGCCGACCAGCCGGCGCTGCGGCTGCCACCGGTGCCACTGAAGCGGAGCGCGTCATGAAGGCGTCGATCGAGAGCACCGACCGCGTCGTCGATGTCCTGGACGTGAAGGGCCGCAAGGCCGCCGCGCGGGTCTGGAAGGGCGTCACGGAGGCCGGCATCGAGTTCACCGCCTACATCGTGATCTGCCAGGTGCGAGCCGGCGCGCACCGTGAGGCCGAGTTCGAGCGCGAGCTGGTGCGGAGCGGGGCGCCCGATGCCGAAACCCTCAAGGCGGTCGACATGAGGTTCGTGATCTGATGAGCGACCATCTGTCTCGCGAAGAGCTGCTGGTGCTGCTGATCGAGGAATGCGGCGAAGTGATCCAGGCCGCTACCAAGTGCCTGCGCTTTGGCTTCAACGTCGATCATGGGCTGGGCTATGGGAACAACTGGCGAGTTCTCTCTTCCGAGCTCGGTGATCTCCTGGGCGTTGTGGACGGGCTCGGGGTCGACGGTGCCGCTCTTCTCGAATCCCGCGCCACGAAGCTGCAACGGGCGGCGATCGCCAAACGGCAGTATGGCCGAAAGCTCGGAGGACCGGATGCTGGCTAAGAGCGACAGCGCGGACACACCGGAAACGCGGTTCGCGAAGGACCAGCTGAAGTCGATCGTCGAGCGGATCGAGCGGCTTGAGGAGGAAAAGAAGGCGCTTTCGGATGACATCCGCGACGTCTATTCCGAGGCCAAGGGCAACGGCTACGACGTGAAGGCGCTGCGCGCCATCATCAGGATCCGCCGGCAGGATCACGACGCGTGGCAGGAGCAGGAGACGATCCTCGAGACGTACCTGCAGGCACTGGGTATGCTGTGATGATCCCTTTCGGCGTGCGGATCATCGAGAGCCTCGATATGGTCGATTACGTCGAGGATTGGTCGCGAGTGCGATCGCACGGCCGAGCTCGGCGCCGGTGCCGCAAGCACCGCCAGAACATCAGGGTGATTGCGGTCCCCAAGAAAGAAGCGTTCTCGATCGATGGCGGCCGGACGCTGATCATGCACCCGGAAATGGCTCGCCAACTACGGGAAGCGTTCCCCGGCCCACCTAAGTTCTGACGCGAACCGCCTTCGCCAATTGATTGTAATTGCCTAATCTTTCCCGCTCCCTATATTGCGCCGGGGAGGGGCTGATGCCGTCTCGGAATTGCCTGCCTGGTGATACCGTATTTGTACGGGCCACGGTGCTGTCGGCCGGTACCGACTTTTTCCAGGTCCTCATCGATGACGGCGTCGCGCTGTCGATCACGAACTGGGTGCCGGCGCGCGAATGCGCGAAGCGCGAGGATATCGGCCGTCTGAAGCCGATCGTCCGCCGAGGAAGCTATCTCGACCGTTAACCGGCCCGAAACCCCTCTCGCATAACCCTGCGGAGCCAAGGGGTTATGTGCATGCGTTCTCACCCCGGATTATTCGACCTTTCCTTTTTGCTCGCGCCTGGCGTCAAACGCCCTCGGTCATGCGAGATGCCCGGCGGCCGGACCTCGCTCGAGGTCGACGGTCCGTTGCTCCGCTTGCGTGGTCACTCGCGCGAGGCTGTGTTCAATGACGCCGCGCGGCTCATGACGGCGCTGAACTTTCCGAACCCGTCGGCGATCGCCGGCATCCTGCACACGCCTCAGCGGCCTTCCGGCTTCGACCGGTGGCAGATCATCGTCGGCGCGCGGGTCGCGTTCTCACCGACAGGGTTGGACCCGTATTTTCCGCCGATTGCTCCCTGGGGGCCAGATCCGCTGGCGGTGGCCTGATGCAGGAGCGCGGCCGTCGCGAGCCCGCCCAGGGCTTTTGCCATCGCACGCCGGCGGTCCGGCGCAGCACCACCAGCTTCGATGAGGCGACCTTCGCCCAGATCCGGAAGCTCGCGGTGAAGCAGGAAACCTCGGTGTCGGAGCAGATCCGGCAGCTGGTCGAATTCGGTCTCGAGACCCTGGCCGAGCAGGAGCGCGCCCCGCGTGTTTGATCCGTTGACGTGCAAGATCGGCGATTTCGTCGGTCTCGTTCCGCGCGCGACGGAGCAGCGGATCGAGCTCGCCGGCGAACTCCATTGGCATATCGTCGCGGCGCGGCCGCGGCGGGTCAAACTGGCCGTTGAGCAGATGACGAAGGCGGGGCTGAAGCCCTATCTGCCGACGAAGCATCGCGTCATCCCGGCCGGCCGGCGCCGCAAGCGCGAGGTCGACGATCCCATGTTCGGCGATCGCATCTTCGTGCAGCTGCCGCGCACCTATACCGCCTTCTTCGGCGTGCTGGCGCTGCGCGACGTCGAGGATTTCGTCATGATCGACGATTGGCACCCGGCGCTGCTCAAGCAGAGCGTCATCGATATCATTCGCGCGGTCGAGGCCGAGCAGAACGCGAAGTATACGCGTCAGCTCGCCAAGAAAGGCGAGGGGCCGTTCAAGCGCGGCCGCCAGGTGTGGGCCGACGTGATGATGCGCCGGCTGCTCGGCGTGATCGACTCGATCGACAAGCTCGGCCGGGTCGAGGTCCGCCTCGAGGAGGAGATCTTCGGCCGCCGGATCTGGCCGCTCGAGCCGCATCTGGTGCAGTTCGTCGAGATCTAGGTCGAGATGTGAATCACCCTGCGCCGCGGCCAGGCTAGGCTTAATCGTACACGTGACCGCGGTCGTTCTCAGCGATCGCGGGCTCGCGGCATCGACCGATGAAAAGGGACGTGTCGCGGCGCGGCCTCTCGCCGCCACAGCTGCCGGTCTCTTCGGAGATTGGCTACTGCGAAGCTTTGCCATGTAACGCTCGAGGTCACATGTCGTTCTCATTCTACCTCAATGCGCGATCGCGCATCGACGCGTTGCGCCAGCTCGAGCACCGCAAATCGGAGCTCCCGGGCCCGGTGCACGCTTTCATCAAGACGGCGATCGAGAACATCCAGCCCGCCAAGGACGCGCAGCGCGCGATCGTTGTCGAGGCCACCGGCCATCTCTGCGAGGGAGGCACCTGGTCGCCGCATTCGACGGCGAACATCAAGGTGCAGCCGATCGATTTCCCGGATTGATCTCGAGATCGGCGACGCCCTCGAGGCGGCCGCCGGCGATCGCAACGATCAGATCTCGTCCAATCCCGCACGTCAGGCCTCGGCCGAGCGCAGCGTCGCGCAAGCCCGCGGAACGATCGAGCGCTTCCTGGCCGCGCTTCCCGAAGACATCACCGTGTTCGAGCTCAAGGAGCTGCTCGAGCACGGCTAGCGAACTCATGCGGCGGCCTGGCGCGACCAGGACGCGTCTCCGGCTCGAGACCGGGCGCGGCTAGCGGCGGAGGGGTTGCCCAATGCCGGATACCGATCGGCAGGCCGCTCCGGCGGAAAACCCGGTCCGCATGAACGAAAGTGATGCAGGGTGATGCGCCGTGGAGGTCTGAGCCTGGCTCAGAAGTCGCTCTGCTCCGACCGAAGACGCTCGTGGACTTGCGCCAGCGTCTCTTTCACCAAAACCGTATCGCCACCGTCGAATTGGATAAGCGTGGCTTGGTTGTGTGTGTGGAAATGCCGGACCAGTTCAAGGTTCACGGCCACCGGCTGACTGGTGCTAAATAGCGTGAGCTTGGTAAAAAAAGCCATTGCGGTACTCCTCTTCAGCTAAATCGGGGGACCGCATGCCAGAGTCGAGGTCGCTCGTCGACCCTATGGCGTCGGTGCGCGCGTACCTGGCGGCCGAGAGGAGCGGCAACACCAGGCGGGCCTACAAATCCGACTGGGACGATTTCACCGCCTGGTGCGGCCAGGTCCTTGAGGATCCGCTGCCGGCAATGCCGGCGACCGTGGCGCGCTACCTGGCGCAGCTCGCCGACGGCGGGAAAAAGACCTCCACCATCCAGCGGCGGAAGGCCGCGATTCGAGCGGTGCACAAAGCAGCTGGCTTCGAGCCGCCGACGAACGCCGAGGGTGTCGCGGCCACGATGCGCGGGATCCGGAGGGCGCTCCGGAGCAAGCCGACCAGGAAGGCGCCGGCGACGGCCGAGCTCTTGTCAAAAGTGCTCGAGCACTTGCCAAAAACCCTCGCAGGCCTGCGCGATCGGGCGATTTTGCTTGTCGCCTTTGCCGGTGCGCTGCGCAGGTCCGAGCTGGTCGCTTTACATGTGCATCACATCGAGCGCCGTCCGCGCGGGATTGTGCTGCACATCGACGGCTCCAAGACCGACCAGGAAGGCAGGGGCGAGCAGCTGCCGGTACCGAACGGGCGGACCTTGAAGCCGGTGGCGGCGCTCGACGCCTGGCTCGAGGCGGCCGCAATCACCGAAGGGCCGATTTTCCGTGGCGTCGATCGACACGGCCGCGTCGGCGCCGGCGCGCTCGACGAGGGATCGATCGCAAGGATCGTGAAACGCGCGATCGCCGCGACCGGCCTGCGGGCCGAGATCTTCTCCGGCCATTCGATGCGTGCCGGCTTCGTCACCTCGGCGCTCGATCGTGGCCAGGATCCGCTTCTGATCATGAAGCAGACGCGCCACGCAAAGGTTGATACGCTGAAGATCTACGATCGACGCGAGGCCGGCTTCGACGATCACGCTGGCGAACAGTTTCTTTAATTCATTCGGCGAAGTTTGCCACCGGGCACCACTTGAATTGCCAGCTCTCCATGGGCGTGTCTTTCTGAGGGGCCAGATATTGACAAAACCCCGTGTGACGGGTCCGGTTCATTGACCTGTACGACAAGCATGTGAAGGCGACGAGGATATCCGCGCCCGTGCTCAGTTTCGCGGAGTCGACCGTCGTCTTGAGTTGGCCGTCAACCATCAGCCGGGGTAGACTCGAAGCGTTTTGCTCGACGATGGTGGATGGGAACGCGATCGACCCGTCACCTTCCTGCGCCGGATTGGATTTGCATTTTTCGAAGACGTTTTTCGCGGCTTGCCAATCCATTTCGGGAAACTCCAGCACCGAGGAGATGGGCTTTTTGAGGTGCTCCTCCACTACCAGAAGGCTAACTCGCACGCCCAGCGCAGGGTCCCGTCCGACATTTTGGTAAAAGACTGTAACAAGCGGGCCTTCTGGCTGCTGGCGCACTTGATACCGCGTGGGTGTTAGCCAAGCTCGGTTGGCTTCCTCGAGGGTGTCTCGGAGTGTATCGTCGGTCTTGGCCAGAATTACCGCATTATAGATCGTGGCGGCAACCAGGAAACACGTTGATATCGCCACGACCGCAGTCCATACGGCCTCTGAATTCCGGGTTGCGACGACGTCCCAGATAATCGGGACAAGCATCAAGCATACTGAAAAAAAGAAAACGGCAGCGACTTGCCAGTCCATGGATGGCCCCCGCAAAGTTAATGCTCCACGGATAGCACTCTATCTGGCGCGCGATAACAGCCCTTAACGGGCGCCAGAACTTGCGCGCCCGAATCGGCCGTGATTCTCTCCTGGCGCGGGTGATTTGCCCGCTCAACACAGGGAGAGGCCATGGCCACGACGTCAACCAAGCGGAAGCCGCCCGCGAAGATGAAGGCGGCGAAGTCACCCAGCGCGAAAGCGAGCGCACGGCGCAAGGCGCCGGCCCGCAAGCGCTAGCTCTATACCCGAGCGCGCTCTCCGACAGGCGCGACAAGCAAGGATGGCTGCAGCGGAGAGGCGGCCGGTCCATTTTAATTGAGGCGATGGATGATCGAGGTTCCTCTCAGCATCGCCGGCAGCGCCGCGGCCTTCGCGGCCGCGCTCGAGGCGCACCGATCGGCGGTCGAGGCTCACATGATGGGCAAGCCGGGTCAGCCGGCGCCGGTGGCTGCGCATCCGCTCATCCATGACCTGGTGCAGCGAATTCCCGATACGATGCCGATCGTGGCCTCGCGCGGTCCGGACAAGATCGTGATCGGGGCTTACAAGATCGTCGACGACACGCCGCGGTCGCCCGAGCAGCAGCTCGCGCTCGATACGCTACGAAAGACCATCACCGGCTGACATTTCGCCGCCGAGACTGAGGGAGCGCGTGCTCAGACCACGCGAGACCTATGCCGTCACATGCTAAAATTGCTGAAAAGCCCCTCAAAAATGCGAAGCACGAGGCGGTTTTGCAGGCCTACATCGCGGATCCCAAGCGCGTTGGCTTCAAAGCCTATCTCGTTGTTTATCCTAAGTCTTCGGAGGGTGCCGCGGCGACTGGCTTCAGCCGGTTGCTCAAAAATGCGGAGTTCAAGGCTCGACTGAGCTATCTCGACAGCCGCGTGACAGAAAAGGTTGTCGAGCGCGCCGTCATCACCACCGAGCAGGTGATCGAGGAGCTCGCCAAGATCGGCTTCGCGAACATGCTGGATTACGCCAGGATCAACGGCGAGGGCGAACCGTTCATCGATCTTTCTGCGGTGACGCGCGACCAGGCCGCGGCGATCGCGTCATTCACGGTAGAGGACTTTGTCGACGCCAGGACAGCCGAGGACACGGCTGAACCGCAGCCGCAGGGCGGCGAGCTCCGCCGGCGCCGCGGTCGCGAGGTTCGCAAGGTGACGTTCAAGCTGCACGACAAGCGCGCTGCGCTGGTCGACATCGGCACGCACCTCGGCATGTTCAAGAAAGAGGTCAAGCTCGACGGCACGCTGAACCTCGTTCCCGTCGTCAACCTCAATGCCCGCCGCCGTTCAGCAAGCTGATGCCGAGCTCGATCTCGAGCTCCATCCCAAGCAGGAGCTAGCGTTCAACTCCGAGGCCACGGAGATCCTCTACGGGGGCGCCGCCGGCGGCGGCAAATCGCACCTGATGCGCGTGGCCGCGGTGATCTGGTGCACGATGATCTTCGGCCTGCAGGTCTATTTCTTCCGGCGCCTGCGCGACGATCTGATCAAGAACCACATGGAAGGCCCGAACGGCTTCCGAGCGATGCTCGCTGGCTGGGAGCGCTGCGGCTTCGTCCGCATCATCGAGGACGAGATCAGGTTCTGGAATGGCTCGAAGATCTATCTTTGCCACTGCAAGGATGAGAAGCACCGCTTCAAGTACCAGGGCGCCGAGATCCACGTCCTGCTGATCGACGAGCTCACGCACTTCACCGAGGTCATTTACCGTTTCCTGCGCAACCGCGTGCGCATGGTCGGCATCTTGTCGAAGGTACCGGAGGTGCTGAAAGGGCGCTTCCCGCGGATCCTCTGCGGTGCCAACCCGGGCGGCATCGGCCATCAATTCGTGAAGGCCACCTTCATTGACGGCGCCGTCCCGCTGGAGACCTATCGGGCCGTCGAGAGCGAAGGCGGCATGCTCCGCCAGTACATCCCGGCCAGGCTCGACGACAATCCGTCGATGACCGAGCAGGATCCGGGGTATGAGGCGCGGCTTTCTGGCCTCGGTTCGGAAGCGCTCGTGAAGGCGATGCGTGATGGCGATTGGGACATCATCGAGGGCGCTTTCTTCGACTGCTATTCGCGCGTCAAGCACGTCTGCAAGCCGTTTGTCATCCCGGAGAGGTGGCTTCGCTTTCGCGCCGGCGACTGGGGCTCGGCCAAGCCCTTCGCATTCGGCTGGTTCGCTGTCGTCGAGGATGACTTCATCACGCCCGACGGCCATTCGCTCCCTCGCGGCTGCCTGGTCATGTACCGCGAGTACTATGGCATCGCGGTCGACAAGGTCGGGAAGTTCAAGCCGAATGTCGGCGTGAAGCTGCCGGCGGCGACCGTCGGCAAGGAAGTTCGCAGGCTAGAGCAGGGCGACACGATCACGTACGGCAAGCTCGATCCCGCCGCATTTGCCGAGGATGGCGGCCCGTCGATCGCGGAAATGATGCAGGCTCACGGCAAGGGCGTGACGTTCACGCCGGCCGACAACAAGCGAGTGACCCAGCGCGGCGCCATGGGCGGCTGGGACCAGGTCCGCGGGCGGCTGATCGGCGACGAAGATATGAGGCCGATGCTGCTGTTCTTCGAGACGTGCGTCCACACGATCCGGACGCTGCCGGCGCTGCAGCACGACCCTGACCGTCCCGAGGATCTCGACACGACGCAGGAAGATCATGCGGCGGACATGGTTCGCTATGGCTGCATGTCGCGGCCCTGGACGCGCAAGCCGCCCGAGGACGAGAAGCCCAAGCCCGGGCCCGGCCAGGTGCCGTTGCCATTGCCGCCGGCGCCGCCGAGCGGAGTGAGGATCCGAGTATGAGCGATGGCTCTCAACTAACGAGCACGTGGGTGGTGATGAGGGACGACGGCCGCGGTTGGCCGTTTCCGTCGGCTTCGCACGTCATCCATCGGCGTGATCTATCTGACCTGGCCGAGCCCTATCTTTCAGTCGTGCGCAATGCTCGTGCAATGCGCGAAGCGATGAAGCGCTGATGGCCGAGCGCTACGAGAACGACCAACTGCCGGACGGCGAGGCGGGCGAGGACCAGGCGCCGGCGGCGAAGTCGTCGAAGGCCTGGCTGAAGATAATCGACGACGCCGAGCGCGTCCTCGAGACCTATCAGGCCAAGTGCGACAGCATCGACAAGCTCTATGCGGATCTCGAGCGCCTGGCGAATGTCGCCCGCGATCGCGAGATGCAGCTGTTCTGGGCGAACGTCTGCGTCCTCGGTCCGTCCGTCTATTCGCGGCCACCGGTACCGGTGGTGGTTCCGCGCTTCAAGGATCGCAGGCCTGTCCCGCGCCTTGCCTCCGAGCTGCTCGAGCGCACCACGATCGTCAGCTTCGATACCCAGGATATCGACCAGCTGATGCGCCTGGTGCGCGACGATCTGACGATCAGCGGCCGCGGCGTTCCGTGGGTGCGCTACGAGGCCAAGGGCAGCGGCAAGGATTTCAAGGAAAGCGTCTGCGTCGAGCACAAGGATCGGCGCGATTTCGTTCACGACATGCAGCGCAAATGGGGCGACGTCGACTGGGTCGCGGGCAAGTCCTGGATGACGCGCGGCGAGATGCGCTCGCGGTTCAAGAAGACATCGGGCGATGCCTACAAGTCGGCGACCTACGCCAAGCGCAAGGATGCCGAGGACGCCGACGACGGCCGGCTGAAGGCCGGCGTCTGGGAGCTGTGGTGTAAGTCGCAGAACAAGGTTGTGTGGGTTGCCGACGGCTGCGAGGTCCTGCTCGACCAGGGCGAGCCGCATCTCAAGCTCGAGGGCTTCTTCCCGTGCCCGAGGCCTGCGTTCGGCACCTTGCAGCGGCGCACGCTGATCCCGGTGCCCGACTTCCTGTTCTACAAGGATCAGATCGAGGAAATTAACGAGCTCACCGCGCGGATCGGCGCGCTATGCGATGCGCTCAAGGTGAAGGGCTTCTATCCCTCCGGCGCCGGCGACCTCAGCGACGCGATCGAGGCTGCGGTCAAGGAAGCGACCGACAATCAGCTGCTCGTCCCGGTCTCGAACTGGGCGATGGTCGGCAATGGCGGCGTCAAGGACATGATCGTCTGGTTGCCGATCGACCAGGTCGCGGCCGTCCTCAAGGAAGTGATCGCGCTCCGCAAGGAGCTGATGGATGACGTCTACCAGATCACCGGGCTGTCGGACATCATGCGCGGCGAGACCGACGCCAGCGAGACCGCGACCGCCCAGCAGCTGAAGAGCAATTACGGCTCGGTGCGCATCCGCGATCGCCGCGACGAGATGGTGCGGATCGCGCGGGACATCGTTCGGATCGCGGCCGAGATCATGGCCGAGAACTTCCAGCCGCAGACGATGCTGGACATGTCGCAGCTCGAGATCCCCACCAACGCCCAGGTAGCGCAGCAGATCCAGCCGCTGGCGATGCAGGCGCAGCGCCTCGAGCGTGAGTTGGCCGATGCCGGCCGGGATCCCGAGACCCAGCGCCTGGCGCAACAGAACCCGCAGCAGGCGCAACAGATCATCGGCCAGGCGAAGCAGCAACTGCAGGGCCTGCAGGGCCAGATCGAGAAGATCAAGCAGACCGTCACGCTCGAGCAGGTCCTGGGACTGCTGCGCGAACAGCGGATCCGGCCGTTCGTCCTGGACATCGAGACGGACTCGACGATCGCGCCCGACGAGAACGCCCAGAAGCAGCGCGCCACCGAGTTCGTCACCGCGATCGGCGGTTTCATGAAAGAGGCGCTGCCGCTGGTGCAGACCGTTCCCCAGGCCGCCGGCATGGCGGCCGAGACGCTGAAGTTCATGGCGAGCCAATTCCGGGCGGGCCGGCCCCTCGAGCAGGCGATCGACGACTTCGCCGACCAGCTAGCCCAGATGGCGAGCCAGCCGAAGCCGCCCAGCCCCGACCAGGTCAAGGCCCAGGCCGATGCCGCCAAGACCCAGGCGGACGCCCAGGCCAAGCAGTTGAAGGCCAAGACCGACGCCGAGACGGCCGCGGCGAAGAACCAGGAGCGTCAGGCCGGCGCCCAGAAGATCGCGGCCGAGGCCGAGGCGCGGTTGCTCGAGGCCCGTGCCAAGGCGGCCGACGCCGACCAGGATCGTCACATCCGGGCCCGGGAGGCCGAGCAGGCAGCCGCCGATCGGCAGGCCGATCGCGCCGGCAAGCTCGCGGTCAACGACAAGCAGCTGCAGCTGATGGACGCCAAGCGGCTCGATGAGGCCGCGGCGCACGCCCAGGCGATGGAGAAGGGCGCCCTCGAGCTCGAGCTGCTCGGCGCCAAGATCGAGCAGGCAAAGAACCCGCCGAAGCCGGCGGCTCAACCAGGAGCGAACTGATGGCCATGTCGCGTGCGGACACCCTTTGCTGCGCTGGCCTTCCGGGCCCGGTGGCGATCGAGATTGATCGCCAGTTGACCGCGGGAGCGCCGAACGCCAACCGCGGGCCTCTCCACCATCTCGGCGTCACGACGTTGCAGGCGGCCGAGCTCGTCTCGCAGATCAACGCCGGCGCCGTTAGCGCGCATAAGCTGGCGGCGGCAGGGTGGAATTCGCAGGTCGCCCGCATCATTAAGCAGGTCAGTGGTCTCTGACCCATGGGCCTTCCGGTCGTCATCGTCCCGAGCGGCGGGCTGCCGGTCACCGAAGCAACCAATGGCTTCGGATTGCCGGTTGAGATCGCGGCCAACGGCTTCGGCATCGCGGTGACGATCGTCGCGAGTGGTGGCTTGCCTGTGATCGGCACGGGTGGCGGACCGCAGCCGCCGGCCGGCGCGCCGACCTATTACCTCTACGGCTTCTGAAAGGACCGTCGCATGGCTGATCCGGTAGTCCACATTACGAACGGCGTGCCCGATGGCGGCACCGGTACTATCACCACGCTCGGGATGACGCTCGTCGACGGCGCGAATGCCACGATGGGCGCCACGACCGACGCGGCGTCGGCGGCCGGCGCGGCTGGATCGCTCTCGGCAAAGCTCCGCGCGATCTCGCGTGACTTGGTCAACGGGATCGTGCTGGCCGCGGGCAACAACCTGATCGGCCTTTTCAAGTTGAGCGACGGAAGTAATACCGCCGCTGTGAAGCCGGCTTCGACGGCGCCGGTCGCGACAGATCCGGCGCTCGTGGTTGCCATTTCCCCGAACAGCCTGAATGCGAATGGTGCTGTCGCTTCGGCTCAGTCTGCGCCGGTTGTGCCGGCGACGGATTGGGTAGGCACTACAGCGCTTTCGAAGTTCAGCACCGGCTATTATTTTGCGCAGCCGGCAAGCACCGGCCCGACCGCGATCCAGTCGGCGGCCGGGGCGATCGGCGATTACATCTCGGGCGTCCTGATCATCCCGGCCAGCACTTCGCCCGGCGCGGTTACGCTTACCGACGGGAACGGATCGGCCATGACGATCTTTGCCGGCGGCGCGAACAGCGTCAGCAATCTCGTTCCCTTCTTCGTCCCGTTGGGCGCGGTCAGCCGCAACACGCTATCGAGCGGGTCATGGAAGATCCAGACCGGCGCGAATGTCTCCGCCCTCGTGGTGGGCAAGTTCAGCTAATGCTCTGGCAGGCCAATCCCGGCTGGCTCGGCGGTCGCGGCGCGCTGGACGCGTCGCAGGCGGCCTATGTCGGTATTGGGGACGTAGTTTCAAGCTGGGATCGCTGGGGGAGCACCGCGTGCTCCTACACCGCCGCATATGCTGCGCCCGGAACGAACCCTTGCATGACGCTGGTCGATCAGGCCGGCGCCAACCCGGTGACGATCAACATTCTGTCGACGGGCCTTGTCGACGTTGCGTCGATTGCGGCGTGGGTCGCCGCGAAGTCGGTCACCACAATCAGGGTCTCGCAGATCTACGATCAGACCGGAAACGGTAACCACTGGTCGAACGCCACGCTGGCGACGATGCCGACGCTGACGCTGAATGCGCTGAACGGGCTCCCGGTTCTCAACGCGGTCGCCGCCAGCAACACCTCACTGCAGGCGGCTTCGGGTCTGGCGAGCGCTGTCCTCGAGCCGCTCGTGCTCATGTCGGTCTACAAGAAGACCGGCGCGGCTGCCGTATCCGCCGCGATGGGCTTCAACAGCTCAGACCTTTGCCTTGGAAGCGACGCCACGGCAAACACTGCACTCCTTCGCGCGAACACGGGCGCTGGGTTCAACACCACCGCCACGGATGGTCAGTTCAACGCTGTGCTTGGACTGATCAACGGCGCTTCGCCGGCTTCAGTCATCAACGTCAGTGGTACTGAGACCGCGGGAACCACCAGCACTTCCGGTATCCCGATCGGCGCCACGCCGCGCATCATGAGGGGCAACGGCGGGGGCACCATGGACGGATCGTGGGCCGAAGGCGGGCTGCTATTTACCGGCGCCAATCTGAACAGCGCTCAGCGTGGCGCCGTTGTTGCGAATGCGCGCTCGAGGTACGCCATATGACCGTCGGGCTTCTCTCTCTTGTGGCGAAGCCGACGGCGTTCAACGGCGGTCGCTCGCAGGTGCAACCGAACTTCCTCGCGGGCGGCGGCGATTATCCGTTCATCAATCATCTGAGGACGTCGCCGAACTTTTCCTACCTCGACAACAGCGGCTGGCCGACGCCGGATCAGATGACGTCCGATGGCCTGCCGGTCAGTCCCATGACGAATTCCGGCTGGGTCACGGCGTTCTACAAGCCCGCGCAGGCTGATCGGCCCGGCAACTACTATATCGTCACGACGGGATCCGGTACGGTCGCATACCAGGGCGGCTCCTTCACCGCGGTGAGCGGCGTTGGAAACAAGCTCTTCGTGCCGGGAGCTTCGATCCCAAACCGATCTTACAATTTCTATATCCAGTCGACGAACGCCGGCACGCCACTGACCTATGTGGCGATCGTCCATGAGGATGATATCGCCGGTGTGTCGCCCGCGAACTTGCAGTCGTATATCGAGGGCGAGCTGTTCCAACCGTCCTACATCCAGTTCTTACGCGCGATCCGGCCTGCCGAGGATCGCTTTCTCAACTGGCAGAACGGCAATTTCAGCAACGAGACGTCGTGGGCGTCGCGGAAGCCGACAAGCTATTGGTCGTTTGCCGCCAACCGAATGGTCAATCAGCAGTTCGATACCTTCCTTAATTGCTACGTCGGTTGGCTGGGCACATGCGGCGGCGGGAACAACGCCTATAGTGTCTCCGACAATTCCGGCTCTGCGGCGCCTGCAGACAAGCAATATGTGACGGTGAAGTTTCCAGCTGTCGCGGTGACATGTACGAGTGGCGCCAATGCGCAGCTTGGCTGGCCGGCGCACGGGTTGAATACCGGTGATCCGTTTCTCCTGTTCCGGACGCTTGCCGGCACGGCGCCTGGCGGCGTCAGCATCTACGACTCGACGAATGGGGGAACGGTCACCTTCTATGCGATCGTTGTCGATGCAAATACCATCCAGTTCGCGACGACGCAGGCGAATGCCCTTGCCAGCGTCGCGATCACGACATCTTCGACCGGGTCGGGGTTGCTGGCTCAGGCCACTGTGGTTGCCAAGGCAGCTTCATCCTTCAGCGTTGCGAGCTCGAACTTCACGTTTCCGGAACCGCATCTGTTCGCGACGGGTGACTCGATCAGCCTGCAGGCGACCGGATCGCCGAACAGCCTCCCGTCGAATATCTCGATGGGCGGCAACTATTTCGCCATCGCCTCGAGTCCGACCGTTCTCCAGCTGGCTGCAACGAAGTCTGACGCGATCGCCGGCACGGCCATTGTATTTACCGGTTCGATGGCTGGCACAATCATCGTGGTGAAGAACCCGCAGCTCAATCTCAACGGCACGGGGAATGTGCCGATCAAAAGTGCCGACGGGTCTCAGGTGAATACGTCGTCATCGTCGAGCGGGTCGCGGCCTCTTGCGCGGACGTCCAGCGTTGCTGGCGCCTTCGGCACGCTCGTCTATGACGCCGACCTTGCCTCATGGCTGTTGCAAGGTTCGCAGGATCGCCAAAACGTCGCAGCGGTGACCAACGGCATTCCTCCGGAGATCGGTGTCAAGCTCTGCGCGAAGGTGGGTTGTCATCCCTGGTGGGTCTCTCCGTACCTGACGCTCAACTACAAGAGCGGCAGCGCCCGAGGCCTCACAGACTATATGCCAAGCTTGATGGCGTACGCGCGCGACAACATGCCCCCTTGGATGAAGCCGACATTCGAAGGCTATAACGAGAACTGGAACTTGATCACTCTGAGCGCCTATTCGCAAATGAAGGCGTTCGCGTTCTGGTCGGCTGCGGATCTCCACGCTTATGTCGGCCGCTACTCCTCGCTGCTTGGACAGGCGGCCGTCTTGACCTTCGGCGGTCCGGTCGGAAGCAAATGCGATGTGTATATCGGGCTGCAGGGAGCGACGTTCTCGAATGCGTCGAACGCTGCATCTAACAACCAACGGATGCTCGCAGATCAGTTCGTGAACAACGGGCCGGCGGTGCCCGCTGGCTACGTGCGGGAGCCGGCGTACAAGTGGTGCACCTATGTCGGTGGCGCCAATTACTACACGCCAAATCTGGTCAGCACGACTTCCGGGACGCTCAACGAAAGCGCGATGGCCGCCGCGTGGGTGGCGAACGGAAGTTCGCTGAGCGATCCACTGCTGACGCAATATGCTGACACGTTGATGGACAGCGTGCTCACCGCGACCATCAGCGGAACCACAATGAATGTCACGGCCGCCTCCGGGCAGGTATTCACCGCCGCGATGGGTGGCGGCGCGTTCTACATCAATGGTCCCGGGTTATCGCCGTACACCTTCCAAGTCTTGAGCGGTCCTCCTGGCGGCGTCGGTTCCTACACGCTGAACGCTGCGCCGCCCTCCGGCACCTATACGCTGAAGTGCGGCCAGCTGTTCAGCTACGATGCCGTAGTCATTCTCGGCACGAACTATGTCGCTTGGGCCCAGGGCACTGCCCAGCCCGGCGGGAAGTGGGGCGGGGTCTATCAGCTCAAGGTCAAGCCGTACGAGGGAGGCTACTCACCAGATTTGCGGTCGACATCGTCCACCGTCAACGGTTTCCGGTGGGCATCGAAGTTTGTGGCCGACACCGGGAGCATCATCAATGGCGGGACGCTGGCAAGTGGTGCCGTCGTTCCAGGTATATACAATGATCTCGTCGCCGTCGGCGTGGAGCGCCCGTCGCTTTTCCAACTTGCTGGCGGCAACGGGAACGGCACCGGGGGATCTGCATCGAACGTCTGGTCGATCATGGATCCGGACCGCTATATTCCGATCCCTCCGCAGATGGCGGCGATCACCGCGTTCAACAACTAGTGCGCGGAATGGCCGTCTTCCTATCCGCTGGTCGCCGACTTGTTCGCGCGGTTCCAATAATGGTCCCAGTTGATATGCTCGGGCGAAAGCGACGCGTCCTTCCCGGTCAGATCATAGACGCTCTTCATCGTGATGTGGTTCGCGGGGGTGCTCGTCCGAACCAGGCGCAGGCCCTCATAGGCCACCGGCGCATTGTCCATGATATTCGGGTACCGCGTGATGAAGCCGCAATCGACGAACGTCGGATTAGCGCTGAGGACTTCTTCGATCGCCCGGTTTATCCCGACGTGGAAGGTGTCATGCAGGAGCACGTGGGATCCCTCCGCCATGAACGGAATGACGCCCTCGAAATCGGCCAGCACATGATCGTGCGTGTGCATGGCGTCGATGAAGGCGAGATCGATCCCGCCGCCAAGCTTTCGAACGGCTTCAGGGATGGCGCCTGGCGAATAGCCGGTCATCAACTCGTACCGATGGAATAGCTCCTTCGGCGTCGGGCGGAAGTTTTTCGGCTCCGGATCGATGCCGACAGCCTTGCCAAAGCCAGAGTCCTCGAGCGCGGACGATATGATCCGCGCGCCGCCGCCCCAGCGAGCGCCGATCTCCAGAACGCGAGCCGGGCGCAATCCGCGGATCAGCGCGTAGAGCATGATCCGGTCCGGCTCGCACATATCGGACGGGTGAAAATAGACTGCCGAGATATTCTTGTTCGGCTTCGCGAAGGTATTTGCAGTCCTGATGGCGATCTCCTTCTTCGCCTTGTTGAATTTATCGCGCAAACCGAAACCGAAACCCATTTCAAAACTCCCGTTGAAAGCGGCAACGCTACCGTACGTTGCTGCCACCGCCTAGCCCTTGACAGCCTCAACCTGTGGAGCCCGCATGTCGCGGTATAGCCAGAACTTTGCGTTGATCGACTTCTCGCGCGAGATCCCGGCGCCGGTGCGCCAGATCGAGATACCGCCGCCGAAGCGATCGAGCCTGCCATGTCCGCGCCTGGCGTCGGACATCATGGATCCGGTGCAGAGCCAGGTCGACGGCAAGATGTACGACAGCAAATCGGCGATCCGGGCGCATTACAAGCAGGCCGGCGTGATCGAGGTCGGCAATGATCCGGCCAGGCACAAGCCATTCCAGAAGCCGCGCGTGACGCGCCAGGACGTGAAGCGATCGGTCGAGAAAGCGCACGCGCGCTTCAACCGCGGCGAGCGGAATATCTTCAAGGGCCGCTAGGCCCGGTCGAATGCCAGCGGGGGCTGAAACCCGACGGTGCGGTGGAAGGCCGCCAATTTAGCACCCTCTCAGACAGGACAGACCCATGACCGACGCTGTTGCGGCGGCAGCTGAAGCTGCGCCCGCTCAATCCTCTGCGCCCATCGTCGACGTTGCCGCGCCGCCGGCGCCGTTGTCAGATTCGCCGCAGCCTCTGAAGGAGGCGGCGATCGAGGAGCCGAAGATCGTCTCGACGCGTGATGCGCTGCGCGCCGCGCGCGAGAAGGTCGAGGCCGGGGAGGCGGCGAAGGCCGCGGCCGAGAAGGCGGCCGCCGGCGGAGATCCGAAGGACCTCGCGAAGGGCGCCAATCTCGATCGAGATCCGCAGACGGGCAAATTCGCGGCGAAGGAAGGCGGCAAGGATCAGCCGCCGGCGAAGCCCGCCGCGCCGCAGGCGCCGGCCGCAAAGGATCCGGCCGCCGCGGCCGCGCCGGCCGAGCAGCCCGCGCCGAAGCGCACGGTGAGCGCGCCCGAGCGGTTCTCGAATGACGCAAAGGCCGTCTGGGACACCGCTCCGGAGCCGGTGAAGGCCGAGGTCGATCGCATGCACCGCGAGATGACCGCGGGCATCGAGAAGCACCGCGCCGGCGCCGAGAAGTTCGAGACCATACGCCAGTTCGACGAGATGGCCGGCAAGAGCGGCAAGCAGCTGAAGGACGTGCTCGGCGCCTATGTCGGCATGGAGCAGCTCCTCCGGAGCAACCCGCTGCGCGGCCTCGAGGAGGTCTGCAGCAACATCGGCGTGTCGCTGCGCCAGGTGGCCGAGATCGTGCTGGGGCAAACCCCCGACCAGGAGCGCAACCAGTCCGACCAGACGATCCGGGAGCTCCGGCAGGAGCTGGCGAGCCTCAAGCAGCAGATCGGCGGCGTCACTTCGAGCATGCAGCAGCAGCAGACGCGCTCGATCGAGGACCAGGTCACGGCCTGGGCGGCCGACAAGCCCCATTTCGAATTGATCGCCCCGCATCTCGCAGCCGAGCTGCAGGCGGGCGCCAAGGATCTCGACGCGGCTTACGAGGCGGTGCTGCAGAAGCACCCCGCGATCGCCGCGCTCGCGAAGCCGGAAGCGAAGCCGGCAGCCGAACCCAAGCCCGACGCCTCATCCGCGCCGGCACCCGACCTTGCCGCTCAGACCGACAAGGGAAGCAAGTCCATCAAGGGCGCACCTGGTCCCGGCTCAGAACCGGCGAAGTCCCGCCCGTCCAGCTCAATCAAGGAAGCTCTGAGACGCGCTGCGGCGCGCGCGAGCTGACGAATTCTAGAGGAGGGGCTCAATGGCCTCGCAGCTGACTACCGTCGAAAAGAACCAGGAAATCCTCTCGCTCGCGCTCGAAGATCGCGCGTCGGGCTACCAGGACCTGGTCTCCAACTCCAACGCGTTGCTCGCGACGTTGAAGATGAAGAACCGCTGGAAGCCTTATTCCGGCCCGATCATCCGCGAGCGTCTGCTCTACAACAAGACCGGTTCGGCCGTCTGGTACAACGGCTACGACTTCCTCAACTCGGCGCCGACCGAGCTGTTCAACGATGCCGAGTACCGCCCGAAGATGGTGGCGATCGGCGTGGTGCTGACCAATGAGGAAATCCTCAACAACTCGGGCACCAACCAGCTCGAGGACGTCATGGAAGCGCACATCCAGGCGGCCGAGAACGAGCTCAACGACGAGATGGATATCTCGCTGCATGGCAACGGCACCCGCTTCGGCGGCAAGGAGCTCGGCGGCCTGCAGCTGGCGATCCCGACCGCCGTGTCCTCGGGCTCCTATGGCGGCATCGCGCGCTCGAACGCGGTGTGGCAGACCTCGGCCTTCGACGCCAACTCCTACGACACCACGATCGGCACCCAGGTGACGGCGACCACGGTCCGCCCGTTCCTGAACAAGATCGTGACCAAGCGTTCGCGCGGCAAGCAGTCGGCCGATCTGATGCTGATGTCGGCGGAGCACTACGCGGCCTATGACGCGGCGACCGTGTCGATCCAGCGCGTCAACGACGAGACGAAGCTCGGCAAGCTCGGTTTCCAGACGCTGAAGTATTTCGGCGCCGGCCGTTCGCTCGAGATCGTCCAGGACGGCGGCATCGGCTCCAACATGCCGTCGAACACCACGTACGGCATCGACACCGACAGTCTCTGGATGCGGTACCACCCGGAGCGGAACTTCGACAAGATCGGCCGCTCGATGATGCCGATCAACCAGGACGCCGTCGTTCAGTACATCGGGTTCATGGGCGAGCTCACCATGATCAATCCGCTGTTCCAGTGGAAGTTCTACGACAGCAACCCGGCCGCCTAAGCCTGACGGTTTGAGCGAGACCCGTCGCGCGATCGCGCGCGGCGGGCGGACTGCCCTTCACCCTCATCGAAACCCATCAGGAGTAAGCATTCATGGCTTACGTGATTATGGATGCGCAGCTCGGCTGCCCGCCCATCGCCTCCACCTTGCCGGCCTCGACCGCCGCCGGCCGTTCCACGCCGTGGAAGCTCGGCGATATCGTCAAGGCCGTCGATCCCGTCCTCGGCGTCGGCGAGTTCATCTATCTGCCCGGCGTCGCGTCGACCGGCATCAATGAGCTCGTGATTTACGACCTCAACGCCGGCACGACGAAGCGCGCCGTCGCCGGCGATCGCGGACCGTGCGCGGTCGCGATGGCCGCAAATGTCGCCAACCAGTTCGGCTGGTATCAGATCTCCGGTCTCGCCCCGGTGAAGTCTGCGACCGTCGTGGCGGCCGGCAACGTGTATCTGACGGCGACCGCCGGCCAGGTCGATGACACCACCGTCGCCGGCGACAAGGTCGACGGCGCGCGCTTCAAGACCGCCGACGGCACGCCCGCCGCCGGCTACGCCTACGTGATGCTCGATCGGCCGATGCTCAACGGCAACGGCTGATCGGCAATCGCGACCCGCCGCGGCGGCTCCCCGCGCCGCGGCGGGCTTTTCCTCCCGCACCCTCTCAGACAGGAAATCATCTCATGCAGCCGCAGAACCGCCCCGAAGATCTCACCGTCATCACGTTTTCGTCCGAACCTGTGCCGAACCACGCGTTGTCCGTCCTCAAGGGGCGCCCGATGTTCGACGACGTCGAGATGATCACCTTCCGCTTCGCCGGCGACACCAAGCGCATCTGCTCGTTCCCGGCCACGGAAACGGATCCGAACGCGACGCGCGAGCAGGGTTATCCGGTGTCCTACGCCGAGGCCTATCCGGAGCAGTACCGCAAGTTCAAGGCGTCCGAGCAGCAGACCGTTGCCGGCACGCCGCTCTCCGAGGCGCCGTTCCTGACCGAGGGCAAGCGGCGCGAGCTGCGCGCGCTCAACATACATTCGATCGAGGCGCTCGCCGCGCTGGATGGCCAGAACCTCAAGACGCTCGGCATGGGCGGCCGCGAACTGAAGAACCAGGCGGTGGCCTATCTCGAAAAGGCGCAAGGCAGCGCCGACGTCACCGGCATGGCGGCTCAGATCGCCAAGATGCAGGAGAACATCGATCTGCTGATGGCGGAGAATGTGCGCCTGGCGCGGCTGAAGGGTGCCGACGTGCTCGCCGGCGCCGCGCTCGAGCCGAAAGACGCGGGCGATGCCGACGCCGATGGCAAGACCGAGAAGTCACTCGAGGATTGCTCCGACCAGGAGCTGCGCGATTTCATCAAGGAGGTCACGGGCAGAGCGCCGCCGGCGAATACCGGCCGCACCAAGCTGATCGAGCTCGCGACGGCCGCGGCCGCGCAGGATGACGAGGTCGCCGCGTGACCGTCCTCGCTGCTGCTCAATCCGCCGGACTGAGGCTGCTGGGCAAGAAGCCCAACAGCCTGTTCGGGACCGATCAGTTCGGCCTCGAGCTTGGCGAGCTCGCGACCGAGGCTGCGATCGCGATCGCCGAATACCACGAGTGGCAGCAGCTCAAGATCCTGAAGTCCTACCTCGGCGACGGGTCGACGATGGCATTCGACCTGCCGACGGATTTCGGCCGCATGCTGAAGAAGGGCTTCGTGCACTCCTTCACCTGGAAGAATGCGAATTACCGGCCGGCGCGCGACGAGGACGAGTGGCTCTATCTGCTCGACACCAACATCTCGGGCACGCCCGGGGTTTGGATCCTGCTCGGCGGCCAGCTGCAGATCTTCCCGGTGATGCCGGTCGGAGAGACTGCGCGACACTACTACATTTCGAAGAACGTGGTCGCGGCGTCCGACGGCGCCCCCGGATCGAAACCGAAGTTCACCGTCGATGCCGACTCCTTCGTGCTGTCCGAACGGCTGCTGACGCTGTCCCTGATCTGGCGCTGGCGGGCGCAGAAGCGGCTGGAATACGCCGAGGACATGACGAACTACGAGATCGCGCTCGCCGACGAGGTTACCAAGGACAAGCCGGCCAAGCCGCTGATCGTCGGGCGGCAGCGGATCCCGGCCAACACCGCGATCGCTTATCCCGGGGTCCTCGGTCGCTGATGCGCCGGCCAGCCGCTGCCACCAGGCCAAAGCCGCGGATTTCCAAGGCGGCGAGCTTTGCCGCGCCGGTTGGCGGCTGGATCCGCAATACGGCGCTGGCGCAGCCAGGTGCGCGGCTGCCAGACGGATCCGCCGTGTCGGGTGCCTTCGCGCTGGAAAACTTCTTCCCGACCGCGACCGGCATCAAGATGCGGCGCGGATCTGCTTCGTTCGCGCAGATCGGCGATGGCAGCGCCGCGGTCGCCGCGATGTTCGCCTACATCAACGGCAACAACGCGAAGCTCTTTGCCGCCTCGAGCTCGGCGATCTACGACGTTACGTCGCCGGCAGTCCCTGAGAACGTGCTTCTGGTCGACGACCAGGGCAACCAGATCGTCGACGACGCTGGCCATACCATCATCGGATTGCCATCGGTCTCCGCGCCCGTCGTAGGCTCGCTCGGGAGCGGCGCCTGGAGTGTTGCGCAGTTCGCGACACCCGGAGGCACCTTTCTGCGCTGCGTCAACGGCAGCGACACGCCCCTTGTTTTCAACGGCACCAGCTTTGCGACCACGCCGGCGATCACCGGCACTGCGATCGACGGCGTGACGGCGCTCGACCCGAAATCCCTGAGCAACGTCTGGGTTCACCAGCGCCGGCTTTTCTTCGTCCAGAAGGACACGCTCAACGCCTGGTATCTGCCGGCGGACGCGATCGGGGGCACCGCGGTGCCGCTGCCGCTCGGCGGCGTGTTCACGCGCGGCGGAGCGCTGCTGTTCGGCGCGGCCTGGTCGCTCGAGACCGGCGCGACGTCGGGCCTGACCGAGCAATGCGCCTTCTTCTCGACCGAGGGCGAGGTCGCGATTTACCAGGGCACCGACCCCGGCACCGCCGCGACTTGGTCGAAGGTCGGCGTCTATCGGATCGGTAAGCCGCTCGGCCCGAAAGCCTTCATTCACGCCGGCGGCGATCTCGCGATCGCGACCGACGTCGGCCTGGTGCCGCTGTCTCAGGCGGTGCAGCGCGACTTCGCGGCGCTCTCGCCGGCGGCGATCTCCTACAAGATCGAGACCGCATGGAACGAGGCAGTCGCAGACCAGCCGAGCGGGTGGACCTTGGAGGTCTGGCCGACCAACCAGATGGTGCTGGTCGCCCCTCCGCAGGGATCCGCTGCGACCGGTCAGGTCTTCGCAGCGAACGCGCGAACCGGCGGCTGGGGGCTGTTCACGGGCTGGAACGTGACCTGCCTGCAGCTGTTCGGCGACCGCCTGTTCTTCGGCTCGGCGAACGGGATGGTGATTGAGGCCAATGTGACCGGTACCGATCGCGGCACGCCCTTCACCTCGAGCTATGTGCCGATGTTCGACGTGCTCAAAAATCCCGGCGCCCTGAAGACGTCGCTCCTCATGAAGGCGGTGCTGCGCTCGCCGACCGAGATCGTGCCGCAGCTCTCGCTGCAATCCGAATACCAGGTCAACCTGCCGGCGGCTCCCGATGCGGCGCCGATCGCGAGCGCCAACGTCTGGGGAACGGCGATCTGGGGCGTGAGCACCTGGGGCGGCAAAGCGGTATCCGCGACATTCGGAGATTGGCAGTCGGTCGGCGGCAGCGGCTACGCGATTGCGCCGGGCCTGCAGATCACCAGCGGCAACATTGTGCCGCCCGACGTCGAGATCGTGCGGATCGATTGGACGTACGACCAGGGCGATCTCGGCTCATGACGCGGATCGTGGTCTCCGACGAGGTCGCGCGTTTTGTCGGCGAGCGCTGCAATACGATCATCTATCCGCCGTTCACCGCGATGGGCATCGAGCGCGGCGGGGAGATCGTCGCAGGCGTCGTGTTCAACTGTTTCACCCATTACGACGTTCACGTCACCGTCGCGGGCCGGGGCTTTACCCGCGCATTCCTGCGCGGCGTCGGCAACTACGTCTTCTACCAGCTCGGCTGCCTGCGCATGTCGGTCACGACCGAGCAGGAGCGGGTGATCGACTACGCAAAGCGGCTTGGCGCTCAAACCGAAGGCCGGAAACGCAACCACTTCGGCAGGGGCCGGCACGCGATCGTGCTCGGCATCCTGAAAGAGGACTGGAAATTCTGATGGACAGCCCGACCCCTCCGACCCCTCCGGATCCCACCGCAACTGCTCAGGCGCAGACCAATTCGAACGTCAACACCGCGATCACCCAGCAGCTGCTGAACCAGACCGACCAGGTCACGCCGAATGGCTCGCTGACCTATAGCCAGAATGGCACGTCGACCTTCACCGGCGCCGACGGCCAGACCTACACGGTCCCGAAGTTCACCGCGACGCAGACGCTGACGCCGGCGCAGCAGGCGCTGCTGGATCTGACCAACCAGACCAAGCAAAACCTCGGGCAGATCGGCGTCGACCAGTCGGCCAAGATCGGCTCGCTGCTCGGCACCAATGTCAACCTCGACACCGCGACCGAGAACAAAATCGACCAGCTCGGCGCGGCGCGGCTCGATCCGCAATGGTCGCGCAACGAAGACGCGCTGCGGACGCAGCTCACGAACCAGGGCATCCAGCCAGGGTCGGCGGCTTGGAACGCCGAGATGACCCAGTTCAACCAGAACAAAAACGACGCCTACAATTCGCTGTATCTGTCGGGCCGCGCCCAAGGCGCCCAGGAGGCGCTGACCGAGCGCAACCAGCCGATCAACGAGATCTCCGCGCTGCTGTCGGGCTCGCAGGTCTCGCAGCCAAGCTTCACGTCGACGCCGCAGTCGAGCGTCGCCGGCACCGATGTCGCCGGCATCACCAACGCGAACTTCAACAACCAGATGGGCATCTACAATAGCCAGATGCAGAGCAACAACGCGACCATGGGCGGTCTGTTCGGCCTGGCCGGCACTGCGGCGACGGCGGGCATGAAGTACGGCCTGCCGCTGATGTTCGCGTAGAGGAGGGACCGATGGCAGACGCTCCGGCCCAAGCCTTCACCTGGGGACCCAACGGCCAGATGCTGACGCCCGGCGAGGTCGCGGCGCGTCGGAAGGTCGCCGACGCCATGATCGCCGGCGGCATGGACTATTCGCCGATCCGGTCGCCCTGGCAGGGCGCCGCCCGGATCGCCCAGGCGTTGATGGGCGGATACGAGTCCGGGCAGGCCGATCGGGCCGAGAAGGCGGCCTCGGACTACAACAACAACCTGATCAAGACCCTCGCGGCGAACCTGGCCGGCGCCGGCGGCGCGCCGGCACCCGTCGCCCAGGACTCAGCGGCCGCTACCGGTGCGCCAAATCCGGTCGCCCCTTCCCAACCAGCGGTCATGGGTCCGGACTCGCCAGCGGTCGCCGCTGCGCGTCCTGCGGTGCTTCCGTCGGCCCGGGTCTGGGGTGACAAGGAGGCCGAGGACGCCGGGCTCTATGAAAAGCCGGCACCCGTTACCGTTGCGGGGGCCGCTCCGGCGGTGGCTGCGGCAGCCGTGCCCGCGGCATCGGCCCAGCCGACCCCCGCGCCGCCGCCGGCGGTGGTCGCTCCGGCGCCCTCGGGCGCCCCGGGACCGGCCTCGGCGGGCGTCTCCACGGTCGCCAATGCCATGTCGCCGGCGGCGCTCGCCGCGGTGACGTCGCCCTACGCCAGCGAGCAGGCCCGGTCGCTCGGCATGCTGATGCTCAAGCAGCAGATGGCGAGGAACCAGCCCAAGCACACCCAGCTCACCGACGCCCAGGGCAACGTCTGGGACGTCGATCCGGCGACCAACGAGCGCAAGGTGGTGCTGAAAGCGAGCGACGATCCGACCAGCGTCCGCGAGTACGAGTATTACACCAAGAACCTTCCGGCCGGTCAGAAGCCGATGCCCTATGACGCCTGGTCGACGGCGAAGGCGCGCGCGGCCGCCACCAACATCACCAACAACGTCGACATGAATTCCGGCCAGACCTACGACAAGCAGCTGGCGGAGGGCCTCGGCAAGGCGCACGCGTCGCTCGCGAACGGCGTGGAGGATGCGCAGTCGCGTGCGCGCGACGTCGCCGCGATGCAGGGCGCGATCGACGCCATCCAGCGCAACAAGGGGTCGACCGGCGGACTTGCGCCCGAAGCCGCGCTGAGGCTGCAGAAGGCGGTCAATGCCGGCGCGGCGGCGCTCGGCATCGACCACGTCTTCGACGAGAAGGAGCTCTCCGACAAGGAATTCCTGACCAAGTTCAACCGGCAGATGGCGGGCGCGCAGGCCAAGAACGCGGTCGGCAGCCGTGTCACGAACTTCGAAATGTCGAATTACCTGAAGGCCAACCCCGGCCTCGACATGAGCGTCACCGGCAACCAGCGCCTGCTCGGCATTCAGGCTCAGATCGAGCAGCGCAATATCGCCGTCGGCAACGCGATCCGACAGGCCACCGCGGTCGCCATCTCGCAGGGCAAGAAGATCGATCCTGTGACGGTGCAGAAGATCGTCACCGACTATGACGATGCTCATCACATCTCCGACCCCGTCACGGGCCAGGACCTGACGCAAAGCTATGTGCTGCCCGAGTTTCAGCAGCCGGGACAGGGCACCAATGCCGCGCTGGCGGACCGGCATAACACGAACGTCGGCAAGCTCCGGACCTACAATCCGGCGACCGGGAAGCTCGAATAATGGCCGACGCAATCCGCATCGGAGCGCCGGACGGCAGCGTCGTCGAATTCCCGGCCGGGACGTCCGACGCCGTTATCACCAGGGTGATGGCGCAGAACTTTCCCGCGCCGAAAGAGGCGACGTCGCCGGCGCGTGAGGAAAAGCCGGACAAGGGCTGGCTTCGGTCGGCCGACGATGCCGTCCGGGCGATCGCCAATGGAATGACCTTCGGCCTGGCCGATCGCTTCGCGGCTGCCATGTCCTCGGCAACCGGCGTCGGCGCTCAACCCCAGACGGCCGCTGACCTGGCCGTCGGCAAGGGAAACGATTACGCGGGCAACCTCGAGCGCGAATATCGGCGCACTGACGAGTTTGCAAAGGAGCATCCGATCCTCTCGACCGGCGCCAACCTCGCCGGTGGCGCGGTCTTGCCGCTGGGCGCGATCGGGGCAGCCGCCAAGGGCGCGAGCCTCGGTGCCAAGACGCTGCTCTCGGCCGGTGCAGGAGCCGGCATTGGGACCGTGCAGGGCGCGGTCGGATCCCGCGACTGGACCGATCCGGGGCAGGTCGCAAAGGACGCCGCGATCGGCGGCGCCGCGGGCCTGGTGCTGGGCGGCGCAATCCCGGGCGTCTCAAAAGCGGTCGGCTCCGGCGTACAGGCTGTGACGAATGCCATTCGCGGCCGTGCCGATGGTTTGTCGCGCAGTGCCACCAACCACCTCGTGGCGGCCCTCGAGGCGGACAAGCCGGCAGCGGTGCGGACCGAGCTGGATCGCTTGGGGCCCGATGCGATGCTCGCCGACGCGGGGCCGGCCTTCCTGGGCAAGGCCCAAGGTGCGTCGCTGAACTCCGACGAGGGCCGGAATGTCCTCTTCAATGCGTTGAAGGCGCGAGATCAGGGCACCAATCGCCGGATCATGTCCGATGTCGAGGCAGCGCTCGGACCGGCCGAGGATCCCGCGACTGCAACCCGAAATATCGTGGACTATCGCAGCCAGGTCGACAGCCAGAATTATCCGCGTGTCCTCGCGCAGGCACCGAGGATCCGGACAGCGCCGATCTTGACCGAGCTGGACGACGCGATCGCGAGCGCCGTCGGCAATGAGCAGCGGGCGCTGGAGAACCTGCGCAACATGATGGTTCGGGAGGAACACCAGCCGCGCATCGACCAGTTTACCGGGCGCCAGGCGGTCGACGGCCGCGGCCAGTTGGCCTTCGATCGCGTCCACGTCTCGCAGGACCGCGCCGACGTGCTGCACAAGGTGAAGCAGGAGCTCGACAATGTCATCGAGCACGACCTGCCGGGCCTCGGCGTGCAAGCCGGCGCGCTGCGCAACCAGCAGGCCTCGCTGAAGCATTTCAGGCACGAGCTGAACCAGGCGCTCGAGGCCCAGGTCCCGGGCTACGCTCGCGCCAACCGGGTTTCGCAGCGGCTCGCCCAGAGAGCCGACGCCGTCAAAGAAGGCACCGGCTATCTCGGCGAAGGCAAGACGACGGCGTCGCCTTCGCGCTTCCTCGACGAGCACGAGCAGCGCGACGCTGGCGAGCGGATCGCATTCGCCAAGGGCAGCCGCGGCGAGATCGAGCGTCAGCTCGGCACCAAGGCCAACGACCTGCGCGCGTTGCAGCAGGCGCTGCAGGGCGAGGGCGGCTGGAATACCGCCAAGCTTGGCATCGTGCATGGCGACCAGGCCGCCGGCGATCTGATGGCCGCGGTGGAACGCAACCTCAAATTCCGCGACACCCACACCAAGGTCTCGGAGAATTCGCAGACCGAGATCCGGCGCGCCGCGCGCGAGCAGATGAAGCCGCGGGCCGAATCGAAGGACAGCCCGATCATTGCCCCGAGCTCGAGCATCACCGGCATGATCGCGACCACGGCGAAGCGGCTGATCGCCAAGCCGGCATGGGAAGCTCTGACGCATGTCGATCCTACGCGTTCGTATGGTGAAATCGCCCGCGTGCTGACCGCCCAGGGCAGCGCGCGCGATCGTCACCTGCAGTCGCTGATCGATGCGATGGAGCGGCGCAACGCCAGCAGCGCGGCGGCAGAAAAGATCGGGAAAAGATCGACGCTCGGCGCGGCGATTATCGCGAACGCGCTTTTAAATGATCGTATGCAAAGGCGGCCGCAGTGAAAAACAGAAAGCCGCCGACGCAGACCGCGAAATAGGCGCTGAGGCCCCAGGTCGCCAATACCGCTTCGATGCCGAGCTTGATGCCCCACAGCACGAGTGAGAGCAGCAGACAGCAAACGACGATCTGAATTCTCATTTCCTGGCGCGCTTTCTCGGGTCGCTCGGCGCCAGTCCTAGCCCGATTCTCCCGTTCTTCAAAGGTTCCCGCCCGGGAGCCTGCCTCGCTTTTGGGGACAAGCAGCCATGCCATCAGACGCAAACGGCGTATATTCACTGCCGGCCGGCTATCTCGCGGTTGCCGGCAACACCGTGCTGCCGAGCAATCACAATCCGCCGCTCGAGGACATCGCCGCGGCGCTGACCGCGCGGCTGTCGGCGAACGGCGCCAACGCGATGACGGGGCCGCTCAAGCTCGCCGACGGCCTCGTCGGCGCGCCATCACTGTCCTTTGCCAGCGCGGTCGGGACCGGCTTTTACAAGACGACGGCCGGCATCGGGGTTGCCGTGCTGGGGACGAGGGTGGCCGAATTCGCCAGCGGCGGCCTTTCGAAGGGCGCGCGCTATATCGGCGAGTTGTTTCCCTACGTCGGAACGAGCCCTCCGCCGCTGTGCGTCTTTCCGGTCGGTCAGACGCTTTCCCGCACCACGTACGCCGATCTTTGGACGTTTGCCCAGGCTGAGATCGCCGCCGGCAATACCTTCTTCAACAACGGCGACGGATCCACCACTTTCGGGATCCTCGATGTCCGAGGCCGAACGGTTGTCGCGAGGGACACGTCTGGCGGTGTGCTGACTTCGAACACGATGGCGCCGAACGGAAACACGATCGGCGCGAAGGGAGGCACCGAGCTGGTCTACCTGGTGGCAAGCCAGATCCCGTCGATCACTTCCTGGAATCTCTCGGCGATCGGTCTGAACGTGGTCAGCACGCCAAAGGTCGTAAATGGTCCGAACCAGGGCTCGGCCGTCGCCGGTGGTTCGCAGGTGACCGCAGCGGATGCCGGCTCGGGGGGCTCACTGAGCCAGGTCGCTTCCACCGGCGCGATCAGCGCGGGCAACGTGGTCGTCACATCGAACAACACCGGCGGCAGTTGGCACTCGAACATGCAGCCGTCGGTCATGACCAATCTCGCACTCTTCGCAGGAGCTTGATCCATGGCGAGCATCAGGGGCAAGGATCTCCCGCGCGTCACGCTACCGACCGCCGGCGACGCGATTATGCTCGACGGCGCGACCAGCCGGAGCATCGTCTATACAGATCTGCAGGCCGCGCTCGATGGCGGCCAGATCCATTTTCCGGCGACGCAGATCCCGTCGGCGGATCCCAACACGCTCGACGACTACGAAGAAGGCAGTTGGACGCCGACGCTGACCTTCACCACGCCGGGCAATCTCGCGGTGGCCTATAGCCTGCAGTGGGGGCGCTATACCAAGATCGGTCGCCTGGTTGTTGCGAGTTTCGCCATCCAGACGTCGACCTTCACCTTCACGACCGCCTCGGGAAACTTGGTCATCAACGGGATTCCATTCTCCTCCGCCAATGATCCCAATTATCGGGTCTATGGACCGCTTCTCTTCCAAGGCGTCACGAAGGCTGGTTTTACAAACTTCACGACCGGCTTTTCCGGGAATGCCAGCCAGATCTTCGTGGCGGCCAGCGGCTCCGCCCAGACGCAATCCTTTGTCACGTCTGCCGATACCCCAACGGGCGGGTCGGTGAGCTTGATCGGCACAATTCCCTACACCGTCTAACGAGGTTTGGTCATGGCGCTCACCGAGAATTTCAATCCGGCCGACAGCATCGAAGTGAAGTCGGACGGCACGCTGCAGATCCGCGAGGCGACCACAATCCTGCGCGACGGCGCGGATGCCGGCATCCCGCCGAGCTATCACCGCTACGTGCTGGCACCGGGCGACGATCTGGCCGGGAAGGACGCGCGCATCGTCGCGATCGCGAACACGGTTTGGACCCCGGCCGTGATCGCCACGTACCAGGCCGCTCAAGCCAGCGGCTGATTTCCTTCACCGGAGAAACCTAGACATGACGGATCAGTCGTTCGGCGCGGCCTTGTCGCGCCTGTGGCCGCGCGCGCCGCGCCAGAAGGTCGCCGCGATCGCCGCGGTCGCCGAGCACGTGTTCGCGGAGCAGGGCGTCAGCTCGCCGCTGCTGCGCGCGCATTGCATGGCGCAGATCAGCCACGAGTGCGGCGCCGGCACGATCACCCGCGAGAACATGAACTATTCGACGCCGGAGCGGATCCTCGAGGTCTTTGGCGTCGGCCACCACAGCGCGGCCGTGACGCCGGCGGAGGCCGCGCGCCTGGTGCACAATCCCGAGGCCCTCGCGGAGCGCGTCTACGGTCTCGGCAACCCGAAGAAGGCCCGCGAGCTCGGCAACACTCAACCGGGCGACGGGCACCGCTTCCGCGGCAATGGCGACCTGCAGATGACCGGCCGCGACGCGCACCGGCGCATTGGCGCGATGACGGGCCATGATCTCGAGAATGATCCCGAGCAGCTCGAGGACGCCGCGACCGCCTTCCGCGTCGCGGTGACCGAATTCGTGGCGATGGGCTGCCTGGTGCCGGCCGCGGCCGATAACGCGATCGACGTGCGCCGCCTGGTCAACGGTGGATCCAAGAAGGTCCCGGTCTCCAAGCTCAACGGCGTCAGCGAGTGCCAGGTGTGGCTGCGGAAATGGAAGGACGCCCTCGAGGGGATCGAGGAGCCGGCCAAGCGGCCGCGCGCCGCGCCCCAGGCCGAGGCGCCCCCGATCACGCAATCGAACATCTTCAGAGGCGGCGTGGTCGGCACCGCCGTCGCCGTCGGCGAAGCGGGGCGGCAGGCCTCGCAAACCGCCTCCGAGATCTCGAGCGCGGCGCGGGACGCCGCCGACAACGCCAGTGCGATCGGAACGCTGCTGCATCCGATCGTCTCGAGCGCGTCGCTGCCCTGGCTGCTGCTCGCGATCGTGATCGTCGGCACGTTCGGCCTGATCACTTGGGAACGCTGGAAGAAACATCAAAACGAAGGGGTTTGAGATGGTGTGGATTGCCTATGTGCTCTCGATCGGCGGCCGCGTGCTGACGTGTAAGCCGTGCCTCGCAGCGGCCGCGGCGATCGCGCTCGTCGTCGGGGGCGGGATCTACGGCGTCACCGTCGAGAAGGCGCGCTCGGAAGCGCGCATCGAGCGCATGAAGCGCGAGGCCGGCGAGGCCGCCGATCGGCGCGACGCCGGCGTCAAGGCCGATCTCGAGAAGGGCTTCGGCGAGAAGTTGTCCTCGCTGACGGCCGCCAACAAATCCCTGCAGGAGAAGGTCAAGAATTATGAGAAACGGAAGGCTGCAAAGGCTGCCGCTAAACCTCGTGACGTTTGCAAGCTTGGCGATGCTGCTGGCCTCCTGCGCGGGCCGACTCAACCTCGAGGATCTGCCCGCGCCCCTCAAGGTGGCATTGCCAACTACCTGCGAAGGCATCCTGCAGCCGGTTGACGTGCCGGCGTTCGGGCCCGACGACGACGCGATCGCGGCGTATCTGGCGATGGAGGCGACGGCGCTCGGCGCTGCCGGCGAGGTCGACCTGGCCCGGGAGTGCCTGGTCAAGCAGCGGCTGGATTATGCCGGAAAGGGAATAGCGCGATGAGTCGAGCAGTGACGCTGGTGCGGCCGCCGACGCAGTCCGAGCGCATTGCCGCGCTCGAGAAGCGCGCGGAGGCGCATGACAAGATGGCGGAGCAGTTCGCCGAGATCTACGAGGCCTGGGGCAAGCTCAAGACCATCAACTGGTTTGTGGTGAAGGTCCTGGCCTGGATCGGCGGCAGCCTCGGCGCCGTCGCGGTGGTGCTGACGATCGCCGACAAGGCAACGCACCTGATCCGCTGAATTTCATCACCTGCTGATTGCGCGCCGTCGGCACCTCGCCGGCGGCGTTTTTGCTTGTTCGGTTGCAAGTGTCTGGCTCGATCCCCACATCCGGTGCATTCACAATCTAACGTTCTTTTCGAGTAAAATCAGGTGAACTATGCCGATTACCGTTTCTTACGACTTGATCAACGCCAGCGCCAATGATCACAGCTACATCCGCAGCATGTTTGAGCGGTTTGGGTGGAAAAGGCGGGGCGGCAGCGTTCTGCGTTACGAGCAACAAAAGGGCGAAGAAGACTGGTTGAATCACGTCGCTCCTGCCCTCATGATCTTCCGTGCCTACGTTCTGGCGAAAGGGATCCAAATCAAGTTCTTCACGCTCGACGCTAACAGCGTCGCTTATGTCGATTGGAGTGATTCCGACAACACGCTGGGGAATACTCCCGACGACGGTGCAGACCTTGACCTCTCCCAGCCCACCAACAATCAGTCCTCGGAGAAGCGCGTTCGGCGCGCTGTTGACGTGGTTACCGACCTTTTCAAATCTGGTGGCGAAGATAGTTGATCATTTCGGGAGGTTCCTCCGCGAAAAGCTCTAGCTGATGCTCGATGCGCAAACTCGCGATCGACAGGATCTCTACAGCGGCGCCGGCGTGCACAATGGCTTTCGTCACGCCGCGCCTGGCGCGGTCCTCGAGCGTGCCCGAGATCCAGCCAGGGCGGCCGCGGAGGGCACCGCGGATGACGATGATTTCGGTTTTCAGGCTTGCGCCGCGAGTCTGTCGCGCAGCGCGAAGCCCATCAGGGGCCAGAGCTGACGTACGCCGTCCTCGTAGGCATATTTACGGCCGAGGTCGACGTTGAAGTTCTCGGGCGACGCCGGCGCGGCCTTGCCGATGACGGTGAAGCCGTTCTTCATCACCACCAGGCAGACCGTCAGGACCGCGAGCTGCTCGGGCACGAAGCGGCCGGGTGCGGAGGTCATGACGGCGGCCTGGTGGCCGGTGAAGTAGAACGTGTGGTCGATCGCGCCCTCGATATCGGCGAGGGTGACGCGCGGCGCGACGGCGACCGCGGCGGACTGAGCGTCGGTGAGTTCGAGGCTTTCGCTTCGCATGGTCAGTCCTCAACTTTCTCGTAGGTTGCCTCGAAAATATCGGGCTTGCAGGGGTAGAGCTCGCCTTTGATGCCGCGAATGATCCAGTCACCGAGATCACCGCGCATGCGGCCCTCGGCGGTCTGGATGAAGACGCAACGCACGCGCGGGTCGTAAACCACTCCGGCGATATGCTCTTCATTGGGGTGCGGCGCGTCGAAGGTGCGATCCGTGATCTGCACGGCTTCGATCACGACCGGCTTTTTCCTGTACTTCGTCATCCGTGCTGGTTGACCAGAGTTAAGGCGCGCCGCGGCCGCGCGGCAGTCGTCGCTGTCGCAGAACGGCGTACGCTTGTACGGCGTGCACCAGCACATCAGGCTGCAGGCTGCGGCGCAGCAGCTGGAGCGGCCGCCGGCGCCGGAGCTGGGGTGGCCGGCGCCGGCGTCGCCGGCGGCGTGGTGAGGGCGCTGAGGCGCGCCTCGAGATCGTGGAAGGTCTTCGTGAGCCAGTCGCCGAGCTCGGCAAATTTTGCCTGGGTGCCGCTCTCGAGCGCGGTCACCTTCTCATGCAGCGGCGCCGCGGCGCTCTGGATCTCCTGGGTTGCACTGGCGGCGACGCTGGCAATCGCCTGGTGCGCGCCTTCGATCTGCTGCTTGGTGGTCGTGGCGATCGTGTCGAGCGCCTGGTGGACGGCGGCGAGCTGGGGCGCACCGGCGCCGGCCGCCGAGACCTGTTCCGTCTTGGCGGCTTGGCCGATCTGGTAGGCCATCCAGCGTGCGAAGGGCTTGGTCGGGTCGCGGACCTGGTCGCCGCCCTGGACGAGCTGGATGTTCTGGGCGCCGAAGGTCGTGCCGTCGGGGTTCGAGACCGTCAGGTTGACGGTGGTGTCGTTGACGACGGACGCCAGCAGCGCGGCATAGGGCTGGGCGTTCGGAGCGAGGCTCGCATCCACGCTCGGAAAGTAGTGCAGTACGCGGCCGACGGTCGGCTGGATCATGGGAAGTTCCTCAGTGGAGTTTGACGTCGACGCGCCCGTGATAGGCGCCCTTGACGATCGGCTCGATCTTGACCAGGCCGCTGTCGATCAGCTTCTCCTGGCGCGCGTTTGGCAACTCGCCCCAGCTCGCGACAGACAGCACCGGCTTTTCGCCGGTTACTTCCTCAGGCGTCGCGGGGGATACCGAGACGTAGCCAATGCCGACGAAGGTTTCGCGGAACTTGCCGGCGGCGAGGGCGATTTGCTTGAGCTCAGTCTTGATCGCCTCGATGCGATCGAAGGCCTTCGCGAAGGCCGGATTCCGGCGGAGATCCAGCAGCTCCTTGCAGAGCTTGTTGGCTTTCGTCTGAGCGGGCATCGCGGTCCTGGGGGCGCGGTAACGCGGAAAAAGGGGACCGCGCGCGGGCGAAAATGTTCCATAACTCCATTAACGAGAGGTTTCGGAACGCGGTTTCGGCTTGCGCCGCAGGTTGAGTTCCCGAGCCTTGGCATGAACGAGACCAGGTGCGCCCTGACGACAGAGCAGCTCGGCGGCCTCGGCGATCGATCCGCCCCGCGCCAGCACGCCCTCGAGATCCTCGGTGTCGGCGGCATCCCAACGCTGGTAGTCGCGACTGTCCATCGCTCAAGTCTCCCTGCGAGCCGCAGGGATAATGTTGTAGCGCTTCGCGGGTTTCCTGCGCGGGCCCGGAGCGGCAGCCGGCGCGCCGTGATTGAGCGCCGTCATGACCGCCATTTGCGCGAACAGCAGCCATGCCTGCTCTCGCTCCGCGGCGCGGATCAGCATCTCGACCGCAGTCTGCCAGTGTTCATGCGCGTGCTCGGCCTCGGGCAGCTGCTGAATGAAGGTTGCGGCGTCCTCGAGCGTGACGAGCTTCCGCCCGTCGGGAAGCGAAATCGGGTCCTCGAAGGGCCGCGTCCAGCCGGCCGGGCGCGTCATAGAGCGGCCGCCGGCGCCGCCGGGCCCGGAGTTTCGCGCGTGCGCAGGCCGATCAGATCCGGGCGCCGCTTCTTCCCGTGCACCCGGCTGCAGCGCGAGCAATACAGCGCCCGCCGCAAGGTGTGGATCGGCTTCTCCCGCGGCCATATCACCAGCGCCAGGTCGACGAGGTCGTTATGGTTGCAGTGCCGGCATTTCACCTCGAGCAGTTCGCACATGCCATGGAGCGCATCTGCGATCGAGGGCGACGGATCCGCGGGTCCGCCGATGAACTGCAGCGCGGTCCAGGCCTCGCAGTCGAGCCGGTGCGCACGGGCGAGCGCGCGATCGGCGGCTTCATGCGCGGCAGCGGCTTCCCGTGTGGCGACCTGATACGCCTGCTCGGCCTTGTGGACTTCGCGGGCGAAGTGCCGGCGATCGCGGCCGGACAGCGGGGGATGGAGGATTCGGGCGGCAGACATCATCCTCATCAAAGCGCACTGGGCGCGCGCGAGTCGAGTCGTCAACATGTGGGGGCAAGGAACGCGCCCGGCCTACATGGGAATGTTGATCGTGAAGGACGCCGATTACCGGCGCAATTCCCGCACCGAGATCCTGCGGGACAGGAACGAGCGGAAGCCGTCCCTGAAAAAGCCGGCGGCCTTGGCTCGCTTGTAGACCTGCCATTTCGCCGCGGCGCGCGTCGGCGCCTGCTCGTCGATCGGATCCAGCCCGGGGATTTCAACGCGGTAGAAGCGGACGTTGAGCCGAAGCTGGTCTTTGTGGCGGATCACGACTTGAACCTCGGGTCGATCGTCACCTTCGTGTCGGGTCCGACGCTGCTAGCGAAGTGTTCCATCATCGCCTGTTCGGTCTCGCCGGCAGTGATCAGGATCGTGATATCGATGCCGAGCTCCTCGCCGGCAATGCGGATGAACCCGTCCAAGCCGTCGGCGCGAAGCCGATCGAGATTGGCGTGAGACAGGCCGAGGAGCACTACGCGACCCTTGCGAATTTTGATCATTTGCAACCCCTCAGCAGTGTGTGGCCGGAATAGAGCGTCGCCGGCGGGACGGACGAGGTGAACGTGCTTCGCGCAGCGCGTTCACCAGGCGGATGAGCTGATCGGCAAGATCGAGCGCGTTCGGGCATTCGATCGTGATGGTCTCTTCCTCGCGGCCATCGATGATGATCACGGCTTCGTCGAAGGGCGAGCGGTGGACGTCGGAGAGCTCGAGGCGCGGTAGCCGGCGATCAGTGACCATGATTGCGAACCTCGTTGGCCAGAAGCTCTAGGAAGAGCGCGTCGGGCCCCATCGCTTGTGGCGCCGCCTCGCGCCCGGGACCCCGCGCCGGCTTTTCCGCGATCTTCGTGTTCCGCCGGCGCCCCGCCCATTGCCGATCGCGCACCTTCGGATCGCGATTGATGCTCGCGCAGTGCTCGCGTGCTTTTGCCTTGTTCTCGGGACGTGACATCGTTTCGGCCATCACGAGCGACTGCATCTTCCGGTACGCGGGATCCCGCCTGCTTTTTGTCATGCCGCTGACGCACTTGCGCTTTAGCGCGTCGTCGCTCCGCATCCGCTCGTTGAGCTGCCGCATGCGCTCTGAGGCGGCTGCCCGGGCTGTCGCGCCATTGTTGAGAGCGCGGAGGCGACCGACCTGGGCGGACCGGTAGGCCGGATTGCTCCAACGCGCTTTCATGCGCTTTGCATGCGCAGCCTTTCGCTCCGCCGACCACGGTTTGCCGCTCATCGCTGCCCTCTCTCCCGGTTGCCGATTTCGGGGCGGGCGCCGATACATTTCACGGCGACGCGGAAGGCATAGGATCCTTCGTGCCAATCCTGCAGCTCGATCGAGCCGATCACGTCGACGCGGCCGCCGTGAGCCTTGACCCAATGTTGGACCGCGGCGAGCAGGTTGTGGCCCGGGTCGTTTTTCCGGAACCTCAGATGGATCGTCCGTGGCTTGTGGCGCCTTCGCGGTGTCGTCATCGCCGCTCCGCCAGCCCGGCCGCGCGGGCCTCATTGAGCTCGGCCATGGCCGCGTTGCTACCTCCGGCGTCGGGGTGGCGATCCCGCGCCAAGCGACGGAAATTGGCCTCGATCATGTCGCGGCTGGCATCCGGCTTGACCTGCAGGATGTCCCACCATTTTTTCGGCGCCGGCAGGGCGTCGAAGCCGGTGAACGCGCGCTCGAGGATCTGAGCGCCACCGTGGCGCTCGATCGCCCGCATGGCCTCGAGCGTGGCGGCGATCGCGGCGACGTTGTCGCGGACCCGGTGACAGGCGTCGATCGCGATGACGCGCATCGGGCCGTTCTTCTTCTGGAAGTAGACGGCCACACCAGGATCACCGGGCTCGCCCTGGTCGCCGCGCGGAAGGCCGGCCAGGTTGAGCTTGAGATTGGTCGAGACGATCGAATCGTCCGTGACGTTGATGCCGAGGCGTTCGAGCTCGGCCTGCAGCCGCTTCATGGCATCGACCATGGTCAGGTCGGTCTTTTGCTTCCACGAGTGACCGCCGGGCTGGTCCGAATATTTGGTGGTGGTCTTGCCGAAGTTCGCGGCTTTTCGACCGCGCGATCGGGGCCAGCCTTCCGGCCAGCGCAGGGGGTATGCAGGTATGCTCAC